ACAGCCTTTTTGTATTTCTCAGGATTAGCCGTGGCGTCACCACGCTGAGATTGTTTCACCTTGACAGATTTCCCTTGTGCTTCAAATATCTTCTTCATGGTATCAATGAATAACACCACTTGGCGCTCAACCTTGATACCTGAGCGTATTCTAAGAATCTTCTCAGCCTTGTCCACCAACTTGCCTAACTTATCAGATATATAAGTGAGGTGAGCCTTGCGAACCTTCTCAACGACAGCCTTGAGGTTGGGGTTGTCCTTGAAATCCGTACCCATTTGATTAGCCGTGAAACTCATGACGTAATCTATCGTGGCTTCGATTTTCTCAACCTTCTTGTTTTCAAGGTGTTCTGGCGTGGCGGGAAAATACTGTCCATTGATAACAGCATAGGTGACAGCCTTGTAGATTTCCTTGTGAGCCAATGAATAGCCGTCACGCAAGGATTTGATATCCTCAGTTGAGACATCCTTGAGAATGGGGAAACCTACGATATGGTCAAGGGCTGATTCAGCGCATGAATCAATACGATTCTCAGCCTTGCCATGCTGTAAACCAATGTCAGTAATTGAGACAAAAGCCACGGGGTTGATAGCTTGAGCTATCGGGGTTTTACGATTTGACATTACATTTCCTTTTAAGGGTTGATTGAAATACCTGATTTGCATCAGGTAAAAGAATAATAGCTGAGACCATATAGAATGTCAATCAATCCGTCAGGTGACGGAACACTATTTAATAGTTTCGCGCTCGACATCCTCGCTCGATCTCACGCGCGCCCTTACATAACTGGTCTCAAATAGCGGGACAAAAAAAAGCCCAGACCGGAAATTAATCCGGTCTGGGCTTAGAGTCTAATTACTTAGACTGAGTAGGTCTCTGACCATATGCTAACCAAAAGGCTTTGACTGCCTCCTTAAACTTCTCAGGGTTAGCAGTAGCATCGCCACTTCGAGTCTGCTTAACTTTCACTGACTTTTCCTGTGCTGCAAAGAAGTCTCCGACTGTATTCACAAACAGAACTATTCTACGTTCTGCTTTGATACCCGCACGATCTTTTAAAATCGCCTCTGCTTTGCGTACCAATTTACCCAGTGTGTCAGACACATAAGTTAAATGTGCTTTGCGTACTTTTTCGACGATCTTTTTTAATTCTGGACGATCTTTGAATTCAGTCGCCATCTCATTGGGTGTCCAGACCATTGCCCAGTCGATCGTTGCGTTGATCTTTTCGACTTTGTCGTTTGCCAGATGATCTGGGGTTGCCTCAAAGTATTGTCCACTGATGACTGCATATGTCTTAGGCTTATAGACACTGCGATGATGCAAAGAATAACCGTCTCGCAGGGCTTTGACGTTTTCTTCTGAGACTTCTTTCAGTACTGGAAAGCCTTTGATTATGTCCAGTGCGTACTCAGCACAGGCAGAGATCTTATTCTCTGCTTGACCATGTTGCACTGCGATGTCTGTCACTGAAGTGAACTGCACTGCGACTGCTTGGGCAGTCAGGGTTTTTGCTTTAGCCATTTTCATTTCCTTATAAAGGGTTTACAGGGTTATCGGTTGCCGAATTGCTTCCGATAAAAGAATAATAGATGATGTAGAGTGAATAGTCAATCATTCCGGCAGGAGACGGAACGCTAAATAAGCCCACACCGACCCCTACCCCCCTAAACCACAATGAGCCTCTCCCCCCATGCCACCCCCCTCTGAACCACACAAACGATTACATATTTTTCAAAAATCCGCCCCAGTTATATGTCAAGTTACCGCGAATTACACAGAGTCCCTTATCCATAGACTCATATATGTCAAGTTCCCCAATTACACACCACCGCCGGATCTAGCACCTAACTCCCTGCCACCATTGAGTTTTTTGCCTAAAAGGTGCGGCAGCAAGCCGCTACTTATTGCCGGATCTGAAGTACCCACCGAGACGTACCCACCGAGACGTACCCACCGAGACGTACCCGCCGAGACGTACCCGCCGAGACGTACCCGCCAAGACGTACTTACTCCTGTAGCACCACCCCCCCATGCGAATTACACACCCCGTAGCAACTTGGAAAAACGAAATGACCCCCCGGGTAGGATTCCTTACCTCCTGCTTGTGCAAAGATATATTTTTATGATACATTCGGGTCGTTAGCGCATAGCACCTGAGTAAACATTGCTCCTTGCTTGTTGGTACAACTTAGAACTCCCTGCGCTAACACCTCAGCTACAAAACGGAGCCTATGCCCGACATGGAACAGATCATGCCTTATATAGAGGAGAACATCCCTCTACCCAAGAACGCCTCAGATGCGTTCCCAGATCTGTCTCCGTCTGAAGAACTCACCATGAGGGCCAACGTGGTGAAGCTGATGTCAGATCTGACGGGCAACCCCCTTGCTCCAACACAAGAAAACGCTGACCAAGCCAAGGCACTTGCTCGGCAAATGATCTCAGACCCGACGCTCAGACCTGACTTCTCTAAGTACCCCAACGAGACCCTTGCCATGCTTGCCGGTATGGTGGCTCAGATGAACGTGTCCATCGTTGAAGAGTTGTCTGACTTAAAGATGTATGTGGTCAACAAGCTGGTGGCAGAGATTGAAAGTGCCAAGGATGCCAAGGCTCGTATCACTGCCCTATCTAAATTAGGTGAGGTTGATGGCGTAGACGCTTTCAAGAAGCGCAGTGAAGTGACGCATAAGATCATGTCGATCGAGGAAGTCGAAAAGGAACTCTTGGACACCCTGACTAAACTCGAAGACAAAGCGATAGACGTCGAGGCCCGCGAGATTGTGCGTAGCGAAAGCCCTCTGCGAAGAGACACTGAACAAGACGAATGACAGCACTTCCACAACTCTCTCCAGAACAGCTATTTAAACTACGGCAAGCCCTGCCGACAATGCCCGAGAAGCAAAAGAGACGCACTCTTGAGCTACTTAAGACCTACGATGCCCAGATGACGCAGGATTTGAGCAAGGAATCGTTCCTTGACTTCGTCAAACACGTCTATCCGGGGTACAAAGTTGGCCCTCACCACCTGAAATTGGCCCAAATCTTCGAGGATATTGCCAACGGCAAGAAGAAAAGGGTGATTGTAAACATCGCACCCCGTCACGGTAAGTCAGAATTGATTTCATACCTTGCTCCAGCATGGTTTTTGGGCAAGCACCCACAGAAAAAGATCATCATGGCCTCGCACACTGCTGATTTGGCAGTGAATTTTGGTCGTAGAGTGCGAAATTTGGTGGGAATGGACAACTACAAGGACATTTTTCCGCAAGTTGAGCTGCAAGCTGACTCGAAGTCGGCATCAAGATGGGGTACAAACTTCCATGGGGAATATTTCGCAATCGGTGTGGGTGGCGCTCTTGCTGGTCGAGGTGCTGATCTGTTTATTATTGATGATCCTCATTCGGAACAAGACGCTAAGACTGGGCGAGCTGATGTTTTTCTTCCTGCTTGGGAGTGGTTTCAGTCTGGCCCTCTCCAGCGACTTATGCCGGGCGGTGCAATCATTGTTGTGATGACTCGGTGGTCGAAGCTGGACTTGACAGGGATGATTGTCAACCAGATGAACCGCGAAGAGGGTGTCGATCAGTGGGAAGTGGTCGAGTTTCCAGCAATCACAGACGATGGCGAGGCACTTTGGCCCGAGTTTTGGCCTGTAGAAGAGCTTTACGCCAAGAAAGCTGCGCTGGACGTGCGGTATTGGAATGCCCAATACATGCAGAACCCCGTGTCCGAGGAAGGCGCTCTTATTAAGAGGGAGTGGTGGAAGATCTGGGACAAAGAGGAGCCACCCCCGTGCGAGTTCACCATCATGAGTCTGGATGCGGCGCAGGAAGCCACAAATCGGTCAGATTACAACGCTTTGACGACGTGGGGAGTCTTCTTCAATGAGGAGACGAACAATTACGCGATCATTCTCTTAAACTCAATCAAGAAACGTCTCGAGTTTCCCGAGTTGAAAGCCTTGATCATTGACGAGTACAAAGAGTGGCAGCCAGACGCGTTCATGGTGGAGAAGAAGTCCAACGGAGCGGCGCTGTACCAAGAGTTCAGGCGCATGGGCATACCGGTGGGTGAGTTCACCCCGGGCAAGGGGCAGGACAAGATTGCCCGTGTCAACGCAGTTTCCAGTCTGTTCCAAGGGGGCGTGGTCTATGCGCCGGACAGACGATGGGCAAAGGAAGTCATAGAAGAATGCAACGACTTCCCTAGCGGAGCGAACGATGACTTGGTAGACTCCACAACATTGGCTCTGTTGAGATTTCGGCAGGGTGGCTTTATCCGCTTGGATACCGATGAGCCAGAAGACACTTTCGTCAAGAAGATGTTCCGCAAAAAAGCGGCATATTATTAAGGACTCACATGGCTAAAAACAATTCAAAACGCGGACTAGACGAACAATTGCTTGAAGGCGGCGGGAGCGGAGGCGGGTTTAGTTCTTTGATGGGGAAAATCAAAGACAAAGCCGAAGTTTTCATGCGCCCAAGAGTTAAAAACTCAGTTTATTCAGAAACAGACGGTTTGCCAGCTTCTGGTAAATATGCTGGTCGAAACGTAAGAGGGCCAGAAGAACTTGAGGCAATTAAAGAATCTGGGTATATGCTTCCTAAAGAAGGCGGTAAAAAACAAAAATACTTCACCCAGTCTGACAATGTGCCGACCAATGTTTCTGAAGGCTCCTCCGTGCTTCGCGTACCAATTGAAAAAGTTCCCAAAAACAGGGCGGTAAGCAGGAAAGATGTGGAGAGATACAACCCAGACAGCGGGGGTTTTGAACCTCTTAAAAAGGGGGGCAAGGTTACCGCTTCTTCCCGCGCAGATGGCATAGCTTCCCGTGGCAAGACTAGAGGGAGAATGGTCAAGTGACTACACAGAAGTTTATGGGACGCAATCAGTTGGTTGATCGGCTTGCAGCACAGGTCGGTAACAAGGACACGGCGATTGCCATACTCAAACAGCGTGGGCATATGAAGGAAGACGGGTCACTGACAGCAGCAGGACAGAAACGCAACATGATGACTGCTGAAGAACGGGCAAAGGATCGTGCAGTGAAAAGCACAGGTCACCCCGCAAAAGATTTTACGTATTCAGCTCGTACAAACCGGGCAACTCTAAAGGGTAGATGATGGCAACAAACATGGACAAATCAGTCTATACAGACGCACCTCAGGGCATAGAGCAACTTGGTGAGGAAGATGAGCCGATTGAGATCACGATCGAAGACCCAGAAGCTGTAAGTATCAGAGGCCCGGGCTTTGAGATTGAGATGGAGAAGTCTGAGGACGAAGACGAGTTTAGCAAGAACTTAGCTGAAGATATGAGCGATGACGACTTGACGCGCTTATCTGGGGATCTTGTTGGTGAGTATGAGGCAGATGTCTCTAGTCGCAAAGATTATATTCAGACATATGTAGATGGTCTTGAGTTGCTTGGTATGAAGCTTGAAGAACGTATGGAGCCTTGGCCCGGAGCATGTGGTGTGTTTCACCCAATATTGAGTGAGTCCGTCGTTAAGTTTCAAGCTGAGACCATGATGTCTACGTTCCCAGCAGCAGGCCCAGTTAAGACTCAGATCATCGGCAAAGAGACTCCTGAGAAGAAGAAAGCGGCTGAGCGCGTACAGGTAGATATGAACTACCAACTGACGGACGTGATGAAGGAGTTTCGCCCCGAGCATGAGCGCATGTTGTGGGGCTTGGGTCTGGCGGGTAACGCGTTCAAGAAGGTGTACTTTGATCCCAGCTTGAATCGTCAGGTCTCTATGTATGTGCCAGCCGAGGACGTGGTTGTGCCCTACGGTGCTTCAAGTTTGGACTCAGCAGAACGTGTGACCCACGTGATGCGCAAAACTGCGAACGAGCTTAAGAAATTGCAGCATGAAGGTTTTTACCGAGATATTGACTTGGGTGATCCGATCAATGTCATGGACGAGGTAGAGAAGAAGATCGCTGAGAAGCTTGGCTTTAGGGCGTCTGAGGATGACCGTTTCAAGCTCTTGGAGATGCAGGTCGAGATGGACTTGCCCGGTTATGAGCATACGGACGACGATGGGAATGAGACTGGGATTGCCCTGCCTTACATCGTCACTATTGAGAAGAGTTCAGGTGACGTGTTAGCGATACGTAGAAACTGGAGACCAGAAGATGAGCAATGTATTAAACGTACTCACTTTGTGCATTACGGCTATATCCCGGGCTTTGGATTTTACTGTTTCGGCCTTATTCATCTTATTGGTGCTTTTGCCAAGTCTGGCACTTCTATCCTGCGTCAGTTGGTGGATGCTGGTACTCTGGCGAATCTACCCGGGGGCTTTAAAACACGGGGGCTTCGATCCAAAGGAGACGACACACCGATAAGTCCCGGAGAGTTCCGTGACATGGACGTCCCAAGTGGCAACCTACGCGACAACATAATGCCGCTGCCATACAAAGAACCAAGTCAGGTTCTGGCTGCTCTCCTCCAGACAATCATTGATGAAGGCCGTAAGTTTGCTGGCACTGTTGACCTGCAAGTGGCTGACATGTCGGCCCAGTCCCCGGTTGGTACAACGCTGGCTATTCTTGAGCGTCAACTCAAAACTATGAGTGCAATTCAGGCCCGTGTCCATTATTCGATGAGGCAGGAGTTTAAGCTACTCAAAGATATCATCCGCGACTACACTCCTACAGAGTACAGCTACGAGCCAGAAGAAGGCGGTCGTCACGCTAAGCAGAGTGACTATGACTACGTGGAAGTGATTCCAGTAAGTGATCCTAATGCAGCAACGATGGCTCAGAAAGTTGTTCAGTATCAGGCGGCTCTTCAATTAGCCCAGACTGCGCCACAACTGTATGACCTACCCCAGCTTCATAGACAGATGTTAGACGTGATTGGTATTAAGAACTACCAAAAATTGATACCAGTTGCAGAGGACATGAAGCCGCGTGACCCAGTCACAGAGAACATGAACATCCTTTCTAATAAGCCGGTCAAGGCTTTCTTGTATCAGGATCATCAAGCCCATATTGCAGTTCATATGACAGCAATGCAGGATCCAAAAATACAAAGCATCGTGGGTATGAATCCTCAGATGGCTCAGCAATTACAAGCTGCAATGATGGCTCACGTATTCGAGCATTTAGGTATGGAGTACCGTAAGCAAGTTGAGATGACTATGGATCAGACCTTACCCCCATACGAGGAGGAGAAGGACGAAGAACAAATGTCTCCTGAGATGGAAGTTCAAGTTTCTAAGATGGCAGCGCAAGCATCTCAGCAACTTCTCCAGCAAAACCAGCAAGAAGCTCAACAGCAGAAGAACCAACAGCAAGCTCAAGATCCGCTTATCCAGTTGCAGCAACAAGAGTTGCAGATCAAGCAACAAGACTTGCAGCGTAAGGCCCAGAAAGACATGGCTGATATGCAGGCCAAGATGGCTCAGATTCAAGTTGAACTCAAGCGTATTGAGGCCAACCAAGAGACTGAAGGAGCCAGGATTGCAATGCAACACCAGAACAATGAAGCACAGCGCGCGCATCAACAAGAGGCTGATGGCTTCCGTACAGGCATGGACATGGTCAGACAACGGGAGCAGTTGTCTCATCAAGGCAAACAGCAGGATAGACAGATGCGAAACCAACCACAAAAAACACCAGTAAAGAAGGATGAATGATGTCCTACGAAATAAGACAAGCGCTGGAGTTCACAGCGAAACAAATTGACGAGAAAGTCAAACAACTCGAAGATGCCTTGGGAGCGCGAGCTGCTAGGTCGTACGACGAGTACTGCGGGATGTGTGGGGAAATTACAGGTCTGCTCACCGCTCGTAGATACATCACAGACCTGACGAAAAACTTGGAGAAATTAGATGAGTGAAACTTTAGATCTTGGGCTGGCGCTAAACCTCGAAGCGATCATGCACAAGAAAGATGAAGAGAAGGCGACTCAACTACCAAAGCCTGCGGGCTACAAAATCCTGTGCGCGATCCCCGAGCAGGAGAAGGAGTATGAAGGCGATATTGGGATTATCAAAGCAGACGAGACCCTGCGATACGACGAGCTGCTCACTACAGTTTTGTTCGTTGTCGATCTTGGCCCAGACTGCTACGCAGACAAGGCAAAGTTTCCGACTGGGCCTTGGTGTCAAAAAGGTGATTTTGTGTTGACTCGACCCAACGCAGGCTCACGCCTACTCATCCACGGACGCGAATTCCGCATCATCAACGACGACTCAGTCGAAGGTGTTGTAGAAGACCCCCGTGGCATCAAACGCAAATAAGGAGCGTACATGTCAAGATTTGG